GAGCCCGGCGGCGCGGTCGAAGCGCTCCGGCGCGCCGGCGGCGGCGCTCACGCCACGGCCTCGCGGCGTGCGCCCGGCAGCGCCCACGGGGGCGGTCCGCGGGTGTCGCGGTCGCGCATGCGGCGCCAGGCGCGCCGCCAGCGGCTGCGCAGAATGTATACCTTGTCAAACAGCGCCCCGACGCTCGCGCCCGCCGGCGCCGGCAACGCCGCCAGCAGGGCGCCCGCGAGCACGCAGGCGCTGGCCCCCACGCCCCAGCCACGCGCCACGCGCTCCCAGAAGGCGCGCACCTCGGTGCGTTTCGCCCGCGCGGCCTGGGTCTGCGCATAGATCACGACCCCCTCGACACGGCACAGCCGCCCGAGCTCGTCGGCGATCGGCTCGCTCACGGGCACCGCGCCGGCGCGCAGCTTGGAGACCATCTGGCGGGAAATGCCGAGCGCGCGCGCCAGGCGGTAGTCGGAGGGCAGGCCCGCGCGCTCGCGGGCCAGGTCCAGGAAGTAGGCGTTATCTCGCATCGGGCGGTGCTCCTCACATCCTCGCTGGCGGCAGTGTAGGGGGCGGTCAGGCGTCACGGTACGTTCCTCTTGTGTTGACAGGTTCCCGATTGGGTGACAGATTCCGGCGCGGGGGACGTCGCCACGCGCTCACGGGGCGCACCGGCGGCCACCCTGCTGCGACTTCCTCGCCGCAGCGGCTGCGGGTCGGCGGGTTCCCCCGGGCGGGGGGGCCCGCCGGCCGGGCCACCTCGGCGGGGCAGCGCGCGGACCATCCACGCGAGGAGACACGCCCATGAGAACCACCCCTCTGACCGGGATCTGCCGATCCTTCGACGGCCAGCGCTGGGAAGCGCTGAGCCACGCCGACGCGCGCGCGCTGTTCGGCGAGCTGCATGCCTGGACCCACGAGTTCATCGACCAGATGCTCGGCGAGGGCGCCGCGCTGACGCTGTGCGGCGTCGAGATCCTCGGGCCGTGGCAGGCCGACGACCTGTTCGCCGCGATCATCGCGCGCATCGAGGCCGGCGCCGTGGTGTGCCTGCCGCTCGCCGACGGCGTCGAGCTGTACCTGGTGGCCGAGCACCTGGCCGCGCTGCCGTCCCTCACGCCGCAGGCCAACGTGTTCACCCGCGACCAGGAGCTCGCGGACCGGGGGGCGGGGTGGCCGCCGGTGCGCACCCGATAGATCGCTCATCGTCATCGATCACCGTTCTCATGCTCTCCGCTGCCCTGCGTTCGCCGGCACACCACCCGTGGTGTCGCCGGCTTTTTTTTGCCCCGGGCGGCACCTGAAACGCACGGAAACGTGACGTAAGGAGGTTTCCATGACCCACCAGTACCTCATCGACGTCGATGGCGTCGTCACTGACCAGTTCCCGGACTTTCGCGACGTCGTGAGCGCGTCGGTCTACGACTGCGGCCGCCCCTTCAAGGCCATCGCCGCGGATCTCGACATGAGCAGCTCGGCGCTGTCGCGCAAGCTCAAGACCAGTCCCGACGATCCGGTGCATTTCCCCCTCGACCGCCTGCCGGATCTGCTCGACGCGACCCGGGATCTACGGCCCATCTTCTGGCTGATCGAGCGCTACCTGCAGGACACCACCGCGCGCCAGGCGCAGGATCTCGCCCGGGTGGAGCGCCTGCTCAACGAGCTGCAGCCGCTCGTGACCCGCCTCGGAGGAGACGCCCCGGAGGGCGTGCGCCGCGCGCGCAGCGCCACGGTCACGCGGCTTGGCGGCGACCAGGTGGGCACACCGTGAGGCCGCGGGGCGAGCCGATGACCCCCGACGTGCTGATGGACTCGGAGGTGGTGCGGTCGGAGCGCCACGCCGCCGACACGCGCCCGCACGGGCCGGCGACGCCGCCGCGCCTCGAGGTGACGGCGACCGGCAGCTACTACACCCCGCTTTCGCCCGGTGCCGTGCGCGCGGTGCTCGCGAGCTGGGCGCGTGCGCGCGACTTCGACGTCTCGCGCGCGCTGGAGACGCTCGAAGAAGGGCGCCTGGTCACCTCGCCGGCCGGGCTGACCTACCGGGTGCGGGCATGACGGGCGGCCCGCGCATGGGCCGCTGGGCGTGGCTGGGCGAGCTGCTGGTGTGGGCGCTGGTGGTGCTGGCGCTCGGCGCGGACGTGGCCGAGGTGAGCTTATGAACGCCCTGGCGCTGCAGTGGGCCCTGGACCAGCGCCAGGGATCGGCCAGCGAGCGCTTCGTGCTGGCGATCATCGCCTCGCGCGCCGATCGGGCCGGCACCTGTTGGCCCGGGGTGCATTTCCTGGCAGAAGCCACGGGCCTGTCGCCGCGCACGGTGCGCCGCGCGGTGCAGGCACTGGAGGTGCTCGGCCTGCTCGTGGTGGAGGCGCGCCAGACCGGCAACGGGCGCTCGACGTCGAACCGCTACCGCCTGTCCTGGGCGGTCTCGGGCACGCCGGAAACTGTGGATAAGTCTGTGGACAACCTGTGCACGGATTTTCAGGAGTGGACACAGTGTCAGGGTCACCCTGTCACAGTGACACCCTCCGAGGGTGTCATGGTGTCACCCCTTGAAGATCACACTACCAAAGATCCTGTAGACGACGAGGAGGACTACTCCACCGCCCCCGCTGTGGATAAGGCGTGCCCCGCGCAGCTGCGCGGGGACACGGACTCTTCCAGCGCGCCCTCCGGCGCGCCCGCAGAGTCTGCGCGCGAATGCCCCGGAAGCGATCCGAGCCTCGACGCCCGGCGGCGCTTCGACCTCGTCGACGCGGCCTTCCGCGAGCGCTTCGGGCACCTGTGGCGCCGGCGCAGCCAGGGCCCGCGGCGCACGGTGTGGCTGGAGCAGCTCGCCGGTTTCAGCGACGACCAGGTGCGCACAGCGATCGCGCGCGCGCTGAAACCCACGAACAGCGCCCCGCCGAGCGCGTATGCGTTCAGCGTGCTGGCGCTGCCGGGGACGGTCACGCGGCCGGCCGCGCCGGGTAAATCCAGCGATCCCGAGGCGGCGCGTCGCGCGCGCGCGCACCTCGAGCGCCTGCAAGGCCGCGCGCCATGAGCGAGCGCCGCCCCCGCCAATACGCCGCCGCCATCCTCGCCGAGCCCGACGCCGACACCCGCGACGCGATGCTCGGCGCGGTGCCCGCGCACCTGCGCGCGTGGGTGGCGCACTACCTCGACGACCACGACAGGAGACGAGCATGCCGAGACCGAAACACGCCGCGCCCCGCGACGCCGCCGCGATGACGCTCGAGGGTGCCGACGGCACCGCCCCCCAGCAGCCGCCCCACCCCGGCGGCGCCGGCGCGGTGCCGCTCGCCTGGTCCGACGACGCGGTGGGCACCTGGATCCTGCTGATGGACGGCGAGCAACCGCTGCCGCTGTGCGTCTACGGCCCGGACCGGCGCGCCGACCGCGACCGCGTCGTCGCGGCCATCGAACGCGCCCGCTGAGCGCACCCCCCCATGATCCCGCCCATGACCACCGACCAACTGTTCGCCGAGCTGATCGAAGATCGCGTAATGCCGGTGCCGCTGGAGCTGCTTGCGCGCGACCCAAGCCAGCCGCGGCGGCACTTCGATCGCGCCCGGCTCAACGACCTGGCCGCCGACATCCGCGCCAACGGCGTGCTGCAACCGATCACCGTGCGCCGCGACGGCGCGCGCTTCGTCGTCGTGCTGGGCGAGCGCCGCCTGCGCGCGGCCGGCCTGGCCGGCCTGGAGGCCGTGCCCTGCCTGCTGAGCCGCGCCGAGCCGGAGACCGCCACCGAGCCCGACGCCGAGGCCGTGCTTGAGCGCAAGTTCCAGCAGCTTGCCGAGAACCACCACCGCGACGCGCTGTCGCCGATCGATCTCGCGTGGTTCCTGCGCGCGCTGCGCGACGACTTCGGGCTGAGCGCCACCGCCATCGCGCAGCACCTCCGGGACCGGGGATTCCGCGAGATGGGCCGGTCCTACGTCGCCAACACGATCGCGATCACCGAGCTGCCCGAGCGCTACCAGGAGGCCATCGAGGCGGGGCGGCTGCGCCCGGGACACGGCAAGTACGTACGGCAGCTCGCGCGGGCCGGCGGCGACGCGGCGCTCGCGGCCTTCGACCTCGACCTCGACGAGGTGCTGCAAATGCACGCGGAGGAGGGCTCGCCGGCGAGCGCCACCGAGGGCGAGGTGCGCGAATCGGTGCGCCACGCGCTCGGGGTGGTGGGCGTCCACCTCACCGGGCATGTGCCGCGCGACCTCTACGAGGGTGAAATCCCGCCGGCGGGAGAATACTGGCGCGTGGCCTTCGACTGGCAAACCGTCTGCACGGACTGCGCGCATCGCCACACGTTTACCGTCGACGGCGACGAGGCCGTCTACTGCATGGATCGGGCGGCGTTTCTGGAGAAACAGCGCGCCGCGCTCGCGCCGCCGGCCCCTCCCAAGGCCGCGCCCGCGGCGCCCGGTACGCCCGGCCAGCTCGACGTCGACCCGGCGCCCCCGCCGCACCGGGCCGAGGACGACGGCGCGCGCCAGGCGCGCCGTGAGAAGGTCGCTCGGGAGCACCTGATCGCGTGGGCGCGCGGCCAGATCCTGCTGTGGGCGGCGCCGCGCGGGACGGACGGGACGCCCCCGCCGCGCCTGCTGCTGCTCGTGTGGGCGGCGCTGGGGCAGCCGCTGGCGCAGTACGGCGAGTGTGCGGCGACGTCGGTGCCATGGCGGGATTTCCCCGCGGAGCGTCTCGCCGAGCTCGGGATGGGCGAGCCGTCGGCCATCGCGGAAACGCTCGCCGCGGTCCATCCCGATGCGGATCCGTTCCACGCAGTGATCGATCAGATCGTGGACACCATGAACGAGCGGGCCGTGGTGGCGTGGGCGCGCGCCTGCGGCGTCGACCTGGCCGCGTGGCGGATGGCCGAGCACGGCGAAGAGTATCTGTCGCGGCTGGACAAGGGGGCGCTGCTCGTGATCGGCGAAGAGGAGCTGGGGCTCTCGGTGTCCAGCTCGGACAAGCACGCGGCTCTGGTGCGGCGCATCCGAGACAACGCACCCGACAAGTGGGTGCCGCCGCAACTGGTTGCCGCCTGGGGCTCGCTGGTGGGCGAGCAATGACGGTGCGGGTGTACATCGCGGGGCCCATCACCGGGCACGCCGACCACAACCGTCCCGCCTTCGACCGCGCCGAGCGCGCGTTGCGCGCGGCTGGGCTGCACCCCGTTAACCCGCACCGCCTGCACGGGGACGCGCCCGGCGGCTGGAAGTCTCACGCCGAGTACATGCGCACCGACCTGGCGGCCCTGCTTGACTGCGCGGCGATCACGCTGCTCCCGGGCTGGCAAGACTCACCGGGCGCTTCGTTGGAGGCGCAGGTCGCCGCGGCCGTGGGTTTGCGCGGTATCGCTTTGCCGTTGGACCCCCGCTTTCCTCCGTACGGGGGCGCATCATGACCTACGCACACTGTCCGCGCTGCGGCCACGAGGGCGTGCCCGAGGGGAGCATGGACGAGGAGGTGGACGAGGACGGCACGCGCCGCCTCGTCGAGGTGTACGTCGGCCGGCATTGGTCCGGGCAGAGCGTCGATCTTCTCGACGTGTGCGCGCACGAGTGGCAGGAGGTGTGGGTGTACACGCGACAACGGCACGAGGTGCACTGATGGACAATCAAACGCGCTGTCCGGCAGCGGGTCCCTCTGGTGAGTCCCGTGCGGGTGTAAAGGCGCCCGGGTTTTAAGCATTTTTCCTCCGGGAAATACCAGGATCCACGATCAGCACCCCCCCCCATGCACGGCCTTCAAACAGAGCTCATCCCGCCACCGGCGGGCAGCAGCGCGAAGCCCGGGCAGCGCTTCCTCGCCAGCCGCGACGAGCTCGCCACCATCCTCGGCCTGGCGCCGGTGACGGTGAACAAGCTGGCGAACGAGGGCATGCCGCGCGCCGCGCACGGCACCTACGACGTGGCGGCGTGCGTGCAGTGGTACGTCGCGACCTGGCGCGCGCGGGTGGACGAGGCGAAGGCCGGCGGCGGCGACACCTCCGAGCGCAAGCGCTACGACGCCGCGCGTGCCGACCGCGCGGAGATGGAGCTGCGCGAGCGCCGCGGCGAGCTGATGCCCATGGCCGCGGTTCGCCGCCTGATCACCGACGTGGCCGAGCTGCTCACCAGCGCGCTCGACGGCCTGCCGGCCCGGCTCGCCGCCGAGCTCGCCGTGCTCGAGGAGCCGGTCGCCGTGCAGGACCGGCTCGAGGGGGAATGCCATGAACTCCGCACTATCATCGGCGCTGCGATCCGCGATTACGCAGCTCCTGCACGACGTCGCCGCAACGGTGGAGCCGCCGCCGCGCCGGACGGCCGACCAGTGGGCCGACGAAAAAAGACACCTCCCGCCGGACAGCCCTGAACCGGGGCGCTGGCGCACCGAGCGCGTGCCGTTCATGCGCGAGCCGATGCGCGCGTTCAGCGATCCCACCTGCGACACCGTGGTCGGCGTCCTTGGCGCGCAGATGGGCAAGACCGAAACGATCTTCAACATCCTCGGCCACCGCTACGACGAGGGCCCGCGCACCCCCGCGTTGTACATCGGCCCGACGCAGAAACAGGTCAAGAGCATCAGCACCGACCGTTTCCGCAAGGCGCTGCGGTCCACGGCGTCGCTGTGGTCGAAGGTGGAGCAGGGCCAGCGCGACAGCATCTATGAGAAATTCATCTCCGGGGTGCGACTGGGCTTCGGCTGGGCGGGCTCCGCCACCGAGCTGTCCAGCCACCCCGCGGGGCTGGTGCTGATCGACGAGCTCGACCGCATGGGCGCCGACGTCGACGGCGAGGGCGATCCGGTCACGCTCGCCCAGGCGCGCACGAAGAACTATCACGGCTCGAAGATCGGCATTTTCAGTACGCCCACCCTGGAGGGCGCGTCGCCGGTGTGGGCGCTGCTCGACGAGTCCACGCTGGAGCTGTTCGCCTGGAGCTGCACGCACTGCGGCGAGTGGTTTGTGCCGGAGCTCCGGCTGCTGCACTGGCCCGAGGACGCGACGTTCGCCGAGGCCCGCGCGCGCGCGGTGGTGGCGTGCCCGCACTGCGGCGGCGAGCACAGCACGCGCGAGCGCCTGGCGCTCAATGCGGCGGGGCGATTCATCCGGCACCGCAAGCTCGCCGAGGACGAGGCCAGCGACGCGGTGCGCGTGCTCGGCGACTACGTCGTCGACCCGGCGCCGGCGCCCAACCGCACCCGCGGGTTCTGGATCTCGGGGCTGTGCTCGCCGTGGCAAAGCTTCGGCCAGCTCGCGGAGGCGTACCTTCGCGCCGCGCGCTCGCGCAAGCCCGAGCGCCTGCAGGCGGTGGTGAACACCATGTTCGGCGAGCTGTGGAAAGTCGAGGGCGAGGCGCCGCCCTGGGAGCTGGTGATGGGCTTGCGGCGCGACTACGCGCCGCGCACGCTGCCCGACCGCGTGCAGCTCCTCACGATGGGCGTGGACGTGCAGAAGCGCGGCCTGTACTACGTCGTCCGCGGCTGGGGCTGGAACCTCGGGTCGTGGCTGCTCGATCACGGGTACCTGGTCGGCGACACCGAGTTCGATGACGTGTGGATGATGCTCTCGCGCCACCTGCACCAGCGCTACGGCGACCTGCGCATCGCGCGCGCGTTCATCGATTCGGGCTACCGGCCGGGCGACGTCGAGCGCGCCCCGGAGCACGCGGTGTACCGCTACGCCCACCGCGAGCCCGCGGCCTTCGCCACCAAGGGGCACGACGTGCTCGACCGCCCGTTCTTCGCCCGGGACATTGACGTCACGCTATCCGGGCGCCTGCAGCGCGGCGGCCTGCGGCTGTGGCACCTGAACACGGATTACCTCAAGAGCCTGATCTACTCGCGCCTGAAGTGGCCGGAGGGGCAGGGGGGCGAGTGGACGCTGCACCGCGAGGCGGACGTCGACTACTGCCGGCAGATCGTGAGCGAGCAGGTGCTGGTGACGGCCGCGGGCCGCCGGCGCTGGCTGCGCAAGGGGGAGAACCACTACCTGGACGCCGAGTGCAACGCGCTGGCCGCGGCGCTGTCGCTGGGGGCCGAGGCGCTGCCGACCTGGGAGGACCTGCAGGGCGCGCGCCGCGCCGCCGAGACCGCGCCGGCGAGCACCGCGGGCGCCGTGGGCGGCTACATCGCGCGCCCGTCCGGGAGCTACATTCGTCGCTGATCCGTTTCTGCAGAAACACCGCGATCGCCGGCGCGTCAACGACTTGGCGCGGCAAACACTACCGGGCCGGTATAGTTTGCGCGCCGCCGCGGCCCCGCGCGGCGTGACGACGCGCCCGGGCGGCGCGCAGGGTGCGCGCCCATGGACCTCCTCCCGGCCACCCTGACCGCCTGCCACGCCCCCGGGGCCCGCGCATGAGCGACGTCACGCTCGCACAGGCGCAGGCCCAGCTCGACGCCTGGCTCGCGTGCTCGCTTGCCATTGCCGGCGGCGCGCAAAGCTACGCGATCGGGAATCGCTCGTTGACCCGCGCGGATCTGGCCGAGGTGCACGCCGCCATCGATCGCTGGCGCGCCGAGGTGCGTTCGCTCACCGCCGTGGCCGCCGGGGACTCCGGCGCCGGCGTGCTGCGCCCGGTGTGGCGGTGAGCGTCGGCGCCACCCTCGGGCGGTGGTTTCCCGGCCTCGCCGCGCGCTACTGGCAGCAGCGCATGGCGGCCGAGCACCTGCAGCGCCTCTACGAGTCGGCGCAGCCCTCGCAGTACCACCGCCCGCGCGCCACCATCCACAGCGGCGACGCCGTGATGCAACACGCGGGCACCAAGCTCCGCGCCCACGCCCGCTACCTCGACGAGAACAGCGACATCGCCATCGGCGTGCTGGATGCGCTGGTGACGCGCATCGTCGGAAATGGTGTATGGCCCGTGCCCGGGGTGCGCCAGCGCAACGGCGAGCTCCACGAACCGTTCAACCGCGCCGCCGCCGCCGCCTTCGCCACCTGGGCGCGTGCGCCGGACACCGAGCGCGAGCACCCGTGGCCGGAGCTGCAGCGCCTGAACTGCCGCTCCTGGCTCCGCGACGGCGAGGTCCTGATCCAGCACCTGCAGGGAGGGCGCTTCCCGCACCTCGGCGCCGTGCCCTACACGCTGGAGCTGTTGGAGGCCGACTACCTGCCGATCGAGCTGACCCAGCGCACGCCGCGCATCGTGCACGGCGTGGAGAAGGGCGTGGGCGGGCGGCCGGAGGCGTATCACCTGCTGCGCCAGCACCCGGGCGACACCGGCGTGCCGCTCACCATCGCGCTCAACCGCGATACCGTGCGCGTGCCGGCGCCGCAGATCGAGCACCTGAAGTACGTGCGCCGGCTGCGCCAGACCCGCGGCGTGTCCGTGTTTCATGGGGTGCTGCGCACCATCGAGGATCTGAAGGAGTACACGGAGAGCGAGCGCATCGCGGCGCGCGTCGCGTCGGCGTTTACCGCGTTCATTCGCAAGGGCTCCGAGTACAACAGCAGCTCGGCCAGCGGCGTGCC